CGTGGGGGGGTAGCTCAGCTGGGAGAGCGCCGCGTTCGCAATGCGGAGGTCGAGGGTTCGATCCCCTTCCTCTCCACCACTCGTTCAAGGCCAGACTCACCCTCTGGCCTTTTTTTCGCCCGGAATTTCCCAATGATTCCGGGCCTTTGGCGAGGCGTGCGAAGAGTGGTCCCCCTCGGGGTGGCCACGATTCCGGCCGTTTCGCCCTCTACCCCCTCTCTGTTCTCTGTTTCTGCGAAGAGCGATCTTCGCACCACGCCCTGCCATTTCAACGGGTAAGCAATTTCGATTTGACCAAGTTCTTGGTCATCAAGGGCGACCCCCTTCAAGGGATCGTTTGGTGAGCCTGATTGCTGCCAAATATTGAAAGGCAATACCTCGCGGATTGAAACTTTTGCACTATCCTGATCAGAATTCCCGCATTCGGGAGGATGTGATGGCGCCACGCAGTGTGCAGGCCGAGATCCTGACCATCAGGGAGGTCGCCGGATACCTGAAGGTCACGCAGCGGACGATCTACAGGCTAGCCGCAGCCAAGAAGATCCCTGCATTCAAGGTTGGCGGGACGTGGCGCTTCCGGCAGGTAGACATCGACGGCTGGATCGCAGCCCAATCGAAGAACGCGGAGGGGCAAGCAGGTTGATCTCCGCCTACCACGCCAAGTACTACGCCCATGAGCTGACTCGACGTCATGGGGCCGATGGCGTCGACCGCCTCTCTCAGTCGCTGTTTGACGCCAGCGTCGATCTGAACCCGCACCAGATCGAAGCGGCGTTGTTCGCCCTGCGCAATCCGCTGCAGGAAGGCGTACTGCTTGCCGACGAAGTCGGTCTGGGCAAGACCATCGAAGCATCGCTTGTGGTCTGCCAGTACTGGGCTGAACGCCGCCGCCGTCTGCTGGTGATTTGTCCTGCGAGCCTGCGCAAGCAGTGGGCGCAGGAGATGCACGACAAGTTCGCGGTGCCGACCACCGTAGTCGATGCTGTGTCCCTGCGCAAGCAAGCCGCAGGCGACATCCTCGCCACCTTGCAGCGCATGGTCGGCAAGGCGGTCGTAATCATGTCCTACCAGTTCGCCGTCAAACTGGAAACCGAGCTGCGCGCAGTGCCGTGGGATGTAGTGGTCATAGACGAAGCGCACAAGCTGCGCAATGCGCACCGCCCCAGCAACCGCACTGGCCAGGCGCTTAAGCGCGCCTTGGCGGGCCGCAAAAAACTATTGCTAACCGCCACGCCGCTTCAGAACTCGCTTATGGAGCTGTACGGACTGTCCACGCTGCTAGACGAGCACCTTTTCGGTGATGAAACCGCGTTCCGCAGGCAGTTCATGAGCAGTGCCACGGGCACAGCCGAGTTGCGGGAGCGTCTCGCATCCTTTGCCAAGCGCACGCTTCGACGCGAAGTGCTCGAGTACATCAAGTACACCGAACGCAAGACGCTGACCCAGCCCTTCGATCCCACTGACGATGAGCAGTCACTTTATGAACGCATCTCGACTTTTTTGCAGCGTGAGGATTCGTACGCCCTGCCAAAGCGGCAGCGCCACCTCACCGCGCTGATCCTGCGCAAGCTGCTGGCCTCCAGCTCTCACGCTGTGTCAGCAACGCTCATCACAATCCGCCAACGGCTGGTACGGCTGCTGGATGGAACAAGCGACGACAACGGCAGCCAACTAGTCGAGCAGCTCATCGCCGAAGACGACTTGGAGCAGGACTATCTGGAAGAGGAAGCGGCCGAGGATGAAGACGCGCCAACGGACGACGCGCGACCCGCAGAGGACGACGACAAGCCCAATCCCAACGCCCTCCGTGCCGAAATCGCCGAGCTGACCGCCTTTATTGACGCCGCCCAGGCCCTGCAAACGGACACCAAGGCGCAGGCGCTACTCACGGCGCTCGCCCTCGGCTTCGGCAAGATGGCCGAGCTGCGCGCCCCTCGCAAGGCCATCATCTTCACGGAGTCCAGGCGTACACAGGAGTACCTGCATCGCTTTCTCTCTGCCAACGGCTACATGGGCAGATTAGTGCTTTTTAGCGGCACCAACACTCATGAAGAGTCCACAGCAATCTATCAACGCTGGCTTGAGGAGTTCAAGGGCACAGACCAGGTCATAGGTTCACCGCAGGTAGATCGCCGTACGGCTCTGATCGATCACTTCCGCCAGGACGACGGCACAGGCGCGGAAATCATGATCGCCACCGAAGCCGCAGCTGAGGGCGTCAACCTGCAGTTCTGTGCGCTCATCATCAACTACGACCTGCCGTGGAACCCGCAACGCATTGAACAGCGAATTGGTCGTTGTCACCGTTACGGTCAACGCTACGACGTAGTGGTCATCAACTTCCTCAACACCCGAAACCAGGCCGATCAGCGCGTGTTGGAACTGCTCACTGAGAAGTTCAACCTGTTCTCCGGCGTATTCGGCGCGTCTGACGAAGTGCTAGGCCGCATCGAAGGCGGGCTGGACTTCGAGAAACGCATCCTGCAGATATACGACACCTGCCGTCAGCCGGAGCAGATCGAAGCCGCCTTCAACGCACTGCAAGCGGAACTGGAAGAAGTCATTGCCGACCGCATCAAGGACACCCAGACCCAGTTGCTGGAAAACTTCGACGAGGATGTCCACGACCGCCTCAAGCTACGTCTGGACGAAGCCGAAGCCAGGCTCGACAAGCTTGGCCGATGGTTCTGGGGCGTCACCCGCTATGCCCTGAGTGACCGGGCGCGCTTTGACGAGCAGTCCTATGCCTTCTCCCTGATCAGGCCGCCGGAGGCGCTTACTCCACAAGTGCTGCCGGGCCGCTACCAACTCATTCGTGGCGCGGCACAGCCCGACATGCTGGCTCACGCCTACCGCCTCAGCCATCCGCTGGGCGAGTGGAGCATTGACGCCAGCCTCAACGCCTCTACACCGCTCGCCGCACTGAAGCTGGACTACGGCAAGCACGGCACGCGCATCTCCGTCGTTGAGAAGTTGCGAGGCAATTCCGGCTGGCTCACGCTGGTACGTCTGGAAGTAACCGCCTTCGAGACAACCGAGGCGCTGCTGTTCTCGGGCTGCACCGACGATGGTGAGCTACTCGATCAGGAAGCCTGCGAAAAGCTGCTGACGATCCCGGCGGCAGGCAAGCCTGTCGCTGCCCACGATGATGCTCCAAGCAGCCTTGAAGCCAACAGCCAGCGCCGCGTGGAGGCCACCATTGCCGAAGTGCTCGAAGCCAACCAGCGCCTGTTCAATGAAGAACGAGACAAGCTGGAGCGCTGGGCCGACGACAAGCTGTTGGCGGCCGAGGAAGCCCTCAAGAACACCAAGGCGCTCATCGCCCAGCTGAAACGCGATGCCCGGAAGGCTGCCAGCCTGCAAGAGCAGGACGGCATCCAGCGCGAGCTGTCGGAACTGGAGCGCAAGCAGCGCCGCCTGCGCCAGGACATCTTTGCCGTCGAGGACGAGATCATCGAAAAGCGCGACGCGCTCATCGCCTCACTCCAGCAGCGACTGCACGAGAAGACTGACACCCAGACCCTGTTCACCCTGCGCTGGCAGGTGGTGTGAAGCGCACAACCAACAACGAAGAAATCAAGGCCCGAATCATGACCACGAAACAAAACGTCAAATTCCAGGAGCTCGTCGCCAAGCTGCGCGAGATTTTTCAGATCGACCGTCCGGAACTGGATTTCGGGATCTACCGCATCCTCAACGCCCGAGCCAGCGAGATCAACGACTACTTGGAGAACCGGCTGGCAGAGAGAGTTCAGGCGGCACTAGCTTTAGGCAGCGCAGCCACCACCCAGCAACTACAAGCGGAATTGCAGGAGGCCGAGAAAAGCGCACAGGCCCTGGGCGTCAGCCCCGATGGCGTGCCCAAGGTCCAGGAGCTGCGTGCCCGATTGAAGGATGCCAGCGCAGGCAGCTTCGAGCACGAAAACGCTGTGTTTTCGCACTTGCTGGCCTTCTTCACCCGCTACTACCAGGACGGGGACTTCATCAGCCAGCGCCGCTACAAGGGCGACACCTACGCCATCCCCTATGCGGGTGAGGAGGTAATGCTGCACTGGGCCAACAAGGATCAGTACTACACCAAGAGCAGCGAGAACTTCGCCAACTACAGCTTCAAGCTGGAGGACGGCCGCACGGTCCACTTCCGCCTTGTGGCCGCCGACACCGCCAAGGATAACCGCAAGGACAACGACAAGGAGCGTCGCTTTGCGCTAATTGAGCGCAAGACCACCACCCGTATCGACGAGCAGGGCGACGAGGTCGAAGATGAACTGTTGCCGATCGGGGAAGTGGATGGCGCCAACGGAAAAGAGCTGATCGTCCGCTTTGAGTACAGGCCTGTCGCGAAGGGCACCAAGCAGGAGGCCCTGGTAGCCCAAGCCGTGGTGACTTTGTTGGCCGATCCTGCCGTCAAGGCCCGCTGGCTCGACTTGGGCATCCGCGCCCCCACCGAGAAGAACCCCCAGCGCACCCTGCTGGAAAAGCACCTGAGCGACTACACCATCAAGAATACGGCCGATTACTTCATCCACAAGGATCTGGGTGGCTTCCTGCGCCGGGAACTGGACTTCTACATCAAGAACGAGGCCATGCACCTGGACGATGTCCAGCACGCGAACGCGTTTGCCGACATCGAGAAGTCGTTGCGCATGATTCAGTGCCTGAGGAGTATCGCGCTGGAACTAATCGTATTTCTGGCGCAGCTAGAAGACTTCCAGAAGAGGCTGTGGCTGAAGAAGAAGTTCGTGGTGTCCAGCCACTTCTGCATCACGCTGGATCGAGTGCCGGAGACGCTTTATCCAGAGATTGTGGCAAATGAAAAGCAGTGGCAGCAGTGGAAGCTACTCGGCATTTGGGATGCTGATGTGCCAGGTTCGGTGGAAACCTTGAAGGCAGGCCAATTCCGGATGGTCGACACGAGTCTTTATAGCTACGAATTCAGGCGAAGACTACTTAGCGCGTCAGAGAACTTGGACAGCACCATTGATGGTGTGCTGATTCATGGAGACAACTTCCAAGGCCTAGGTCTTCTAGAAAAGCGATACGCACGGGATGTTGACTGCGTCTATATCGACCCACCCTACAACTCTGACGCCAGTGCCATTTTGTACAAGAACGGCTACAAGTCCTCAAGCTGGGTTTCTTTGATGCAGAGTCGCCTGCAACGAACGCGAGCGCTTCTAAAAGATGCAGGCGTTCTGGTTGCAGCGATCGACGATGCTCAACAAAGGGAACTAAGCTTTCTTCTTTCGGAGGTCTTCGACAACAACTCGCTCGGGGTAATAACAGTACGCTCAAACCCTTCAGGGCGTCCTACTCAGAGCGGGTACGCCGTGTCTCATGAGTACCTACTGTTTGCAGGAAACTCAAGCGAATCGAAGATTCAGCGCTTACCACCAACTCCAGCGCAGATGGCTCGGTTTAATGAGGCCGATGAATTAGGGGCGTTCGAGTGGCGGAACCTACGTCGTGAAGGCTCAGACTCCGACAGGAATGAACGCCGGTCCATGTACTACCCCATCTATATAACTGGCGAAGCCCTCCGCGTGCCACCGCTTGAGTGGAAAGAAGATACAGAAGAATGGATTCCACTTGAGCCCCCCGGCGCAGACGACACCGTAGTGCTTCCCGACAATGAGGATGGAGTACAGAAGCGTTGGCGTTGGGAATGGAGGACCGTCGAGGCCAAGAAATCTCAGCTCGCGGTGAGAAGGGATCGGTCCGGGAAGAGGTACGTGTACTGCAAGAGACGGCCCAACGAAGACGGCGTGGTGTCTGTGTCGACATGGGCGGACGCGAAGCATTCCGCCACTGAGCACGGCACTGCACTGCTGAAGAACCTGTTTGGAAGTAATCCCTTCTCCTATCCAAAGTCGATTCACGCCGTAGTGGACGCGATCTATGTCGCAGGCGCTGTAGATCCCAAATCACTGACATTCGACTACTTCGCGGGTTCTGGAACAACCGCACATGCAGTCATAAACCTGAACAGGAGAGACAAAGGGCAGCGGCGATATGTTTTGGTCGAGCAAGGGGAATACTTTGACCGGGTCCTGAAGCCGCGAATTCAGAAGGCCGTCTACTCGGAGCGCTGGGAGCAAGGGAAACCAACGGCTCCTGAGACTGGCCTCTCCCACTGCTTCAAGGTCCTCAAGCTCGAAGGCTATGAGGACACGCTGAACAACCTGCAACTGCGCCGCACGGCCGGACAAGACAATCTGTTCGCCAAGCTGCCACAGCAGGCCAAAGACGACTACCTGCTGCATTACATGTTGGATGTGGAAAGCCGGGGCTCGCTCTTGTCGGTGGAGGACTTCAAGAAGCCCTTCGACTACGCGCTGAACGTCGCTGTCGATTCAGCGGGGGCCTTTGAGCCGCGCAACGTCGATCTAGTGGAGACCTTCAACTACCTAATCGGCCTTCGTGTGAAGCACATCGATGCCCAACCCGAGCGCGGCTTTGTCACCGTCACGGGCGTGATGCCCAGCGGTGAGTCCTGCCTCGTGCTTTGGCGCGACTGCGAGGTGCTGGACTACGAAGGTGTCGCCGGGCTTTGCGACAAGCTAGCCATTAACCCGGCGGACAACGAATTCGACGTGGTCTACATCAACGGCGACCACAACATTCCGACCGTGCTGACGCAGACTGCCGAGGAAGGCGGTGCCACCCGCGTGCTCAAGTTGCGGCAGATCGAACCGGAGTTTCTGTCACACATGTTCTCGGTAGAGGACATCTGATGGCACGCCCACGAAAGACCACAGCCGCCTCTGTCGGCACTGCTGGCTCAAGAAGCGGTGGCAAGAAGCGCACCTTCCACCAGGAACTGGTACTTAATCGCTGGATGTTGGGCTTCTTCAGGGGGGGCAGTCTCAGCGCCTTGAAGCTGCGGTTGGGCGATGATCGCCACGAGGGGATCGACGAGGACGGACAAACAAAGTTCTTTCATGAGCTGACGCGCAACCTTTTCGAAGTGGATCGTGTATCTGAGGCCGATCTGCGTCGCTACGACCTGAACATCGTTGGCCATTGGCAGGCCATCACTTCCCAGCGCAACAAGCTGGAAGGCCATGAACTGCAGATGAAGTACTTTCAGTACCTCTCACTGCTGTTCACCGAGATCTACCTGGACTGGTACTTCAACAAGCGCCAGGACCTGCTGGATGGTCTTAACGAGGAGTTGGTGCGCTACAGCGCCGAAACTGGCGCAGAGCCCTTCCGCGACTTTGATGCGGACGATCTGAACAAGATCGCCTTCTGGAACGCCACGGGCAGCGGCAAGACGCTTCTGCTGCACGTCAACATTTGGCAGTACTTGCATTATTTCCAGGCTGGCCGAGGCGACCACTACCCGAGCAAGATCATCCTGCTCACGCCGAACGAGGGCTTGTCGCGCCAGCATCTGGAGGAGCTGCACTTGTCGGGCTTCGGCTTCGCCCAGTTCTTCAACAAGGCGCAGACCCCTGCGCGTGGGACTATCGAGATCATCGACATCAACAAGCTGGGCGATGAGATGGGTGACAAGACAGTCGCCGTGGATGCGTTTGAGGGAAACAACCTGGTGCTGGTGGACGAAGGCCACCGTGGTACTGGCACGGCGGCAGGCGCGTGGATGAGTCGCCGTGATGCGCTGGTGCGCGGCGGCTTTGCCTTCGAGTACTCGGCGACCTTTGGGCAGGCCGTGGCCAAAGGATTGACCGTGTCGGCGGCGGAAGAAGACATCCAGAAGAAGCGCGCCAAGATGCTGTTCGACACGACCAGCCTGAAAAAGCTGGACGACGGCCAGCTTGCCCAGCTTGCGCTAACTCCCGAGGACAGGCGCCGCGCGCGGGTCACCGCTACTCGCGAGATCTACGCCAAGTGCATCCTGTTCGACTACTCGTACAAGTTCTTCTACGAGGACGGCTACGGCAAGGAGTCGCTGATCCTAAACATGAACGGAGAGGCCTATGAGCAGGCGGAGAACGCCCGCAAGTATTTCACTGCCTGTCTGCTGGCCTTCTATCAGCAGCTTTGGCTGTGGAGCACCCACCGCGAAAAGCTGACCGACTTCAACATTGAAAAGCCGCTGTGGGTGTTCGTGGGTAACACAGTGTCAGGTGAGGAGTCGGACATTCTGGAGGTGGTGAACTTTCTCGCCGACTTCCTGAACAACGATGCGCAGATTAAGACCTGGCTGGCCGATCTGATCGCCGACCGGACGCAGATTGTGGACGCCAAGGGCAACAATATCTTCCAGGGTCGATTCACACCCCTCATGGGATTCGTGGATCAGGTGGACGCGCTGTACGCCGACATCCTGGTGCGCGTGTTCAATGCCCAGGCGAAGCAACGGCTTAAACTGGTCAACATCAAGAGTAGCAAGGGAGAGCTGGCGCTGCGGGTGGGCGACGCGGAACCCTTCGGCCTCATCAACATTGGCGACGACGCAGGCTTCTTCGGGATGGCCGAGGACTCCGACGCCTTCGACAGCGAGCGCGATGACTTCGGCGGCGCGTTGTTCGGAACGCTGAACAACAAGGACAGCCAGCTCAACGTGCTGATCGGGTCGCGCAAGTTCACGGAAGGGTGGAGCAGTTGGCGCGTGTCCACTATGGGCCTCCTGAACATGGGCCAGGGCGAGGGCTCGCAGATCATTCAGCTGTTCGGGCGCGGCGTGCGCCTAAAGGGCAAGGGCTTTTCGCTTAAGCGCACAACGCCGCAGGAACGACCCAAGGGTGTGCATCTGGACAAGCTGGAGGCGCTGAACATTTTCGGCGTGCGCGCCAGCTACATGGCTGCATTCAAGGACTATTTGCGCGAAGAAGGCATCACGCCCAGCGACGAAATTCTGGAGCTCGATTTCCCCACACGACCCAACCTGCCCGCGGGCAAGCTCAAGACGCTGGCGCTGAAGGACGGCTACAAGGACAACCAGAAGATGGGCTTCAAGCGCACCCACTTCCCGTGGTTGTACGAAATACCCGCAAAGTTCCAAGGAAAGATCAAAGCGCCACACGTGGTGCTTGACCTATACCCCCGCGTCGAGGCGCTGGCCACGAACGACAAAGGCTCGGCCAGCACGGCCGAAGCAAGGCACAAGGGCAAGTTGAACGCGAGCGTGTTTGCTGTGTTCGACTGGGATTGCATCTATCTGGCGTTGCAGGACTACAAACTGCAACGGAGCTGGAGCAACCTGCGGCTAGACCGACAGAAACTGATCGACTTCTGCGCAGGTGCACCTGACTGGTACACGCTGTTCATCCCTGCGGTGGAACTGGCCGTGAACACGTTCAGCGACATTCGCAAGCAGGAGGACATCCTGATCCGGCTGCTGACCGACTACACCGACCGCTTTTACAAGGCGCTGAAGACCGGCTACGAGGGGCAATTCTACGACGTCACGCGCATCGATGAAGACCACGGCTCGATGCTCAAGCTCTACCAGTTCGAGATCGAAAACAGCGATGACGGGCTGGAGTATCAGAAGAAGCTGGAAGTGCTGAAGAAGCTGGTGGCCGACGGCAAGATCGGTGAGGCCAGCAAATGGAACGCTCCTCACATGGTAGCCATCAGTTTCGACCGTCACCTGTACTACCCGCTGCTGGCGCTGGAAGACAAGGACGCGGTGCCCTTGAAGATGCGCCCACTGGCCTTCGATGCGCCAAGCGAATGGGAATTCGTTCGGGATCTGGAATCGTTCTACAACTCGCCCGCTGGCAAAGTCGCCATCGGGTCGCGCAGCCTGTACCTGCTGCGCAATGCGGATCGTGAGGAGAAGGGTCTGGGATTTGCGCTGGCTGGCAACTTTTACCCGGACTTCTTGCTGTGGCTGGTGGACGATGCCACCGGCAAGCAATGGTTGACATTCGTCGATCCCAAGGGCCTGCGCAACCTTGATCTCTCACACCCCAAGCTTGGGCTCTACAAGGAGGTGAAGTCACTGGAGACGACGCTGGCGGCTCAGGCCAAGCCCGGTGAGCCACCCCTGGTCTTGAACGCCTTCGTACTGTCCCCCACGAAGTTCTCCGACCTGCTCAATGTGGGCGATCCAACAAAGAAGGCCGAGTTGGAGGAGCGACATGTGCTGTTCATGGAAGACGGCGGAGACGCCTACCTGAAGAAGCTGTTTGCAAAGGTGGCAGCCGCATGACCGGTCAGGACGCCAAAGTCCCCATGGCAATTGCTCGCTGCAGTACCCTTCCGGCCCAATAGACTTACCGGAGAGGCCCCACTGCGGTGCCGTTCCGCTCGCGCTGATTAATGCTTCTATGAAGCGTGGCGTGTCTCAGCTGACTGCGGCGACAGGGGCGTGCCGAGTCAGTCGCTCCAGCGCAAAACTTAGGGCGCGATCGTCGAACAACCGATCCTTGCGCTCTGCCGCGCCCGGTCCACCGCACCAATGGCGCAGGCCTTCTCTGACCGCCGTCACGTTGGGCGCAACGCCCTCGTTCGCGAGGAGCCAATCAACCGTCGCCAACAATTCCATGCCGAAAGGCGACTCGAATCCATCAATCAGCGCTGCCGTGTACTCCAGCGCCTCAAGATAAGGCTTAGCTTCCGTCTTGAGATAGGTTTGCAAGAAGCCCTTCCGCTCGTCGTCAAACCAAATCACGTCGAGTGGGTCTGCGTCGCTGATCCGCTTCTCGCAGTGAAGGTAGCTTCCGTCAAGGTTATTAAGCAGATGAGTTAGGCGGTTGGCGTATGGACCGTACTTGTTTGGTATGAACCGTAGGTCCAAGGGGTTGTCCGCCGGGGAAAAGCGCTCGATTGCGCGCTCCAAGAACCACGCGAGCTTCTGAATCTCCAGCAAGCTGCACTCCATGCCAAGTACCCAATAGCGTCGAACCAGTTCGGCGATCAGGGCGCGGGCCGGTGTCAACTTCTCGACGCCGCTTCGCTTGGCCACGTTTTGGTACTGCTTTGTCGGCTCGAAGACCAGAATGTCGATGTCGAGGTCGCCCAGTGCGGCCTCGATCTGCGCTCGGACGTCGGCCCATTCGAGGCCTCCATTCCCCGATCCTAGGGGCGGGATGGCGACCGACTTCACTTCATTGGCAAGCAGGACACGACGCAGATCCTGGAGCCCTTCGACGATCCACTCCATCCGGGATGGAGCACGCCAATGTTGCTTGGTGGGGAAGTTGATAATCCAGCGCGGACCGTTCAGCTCGTGGACTTCGGTCACAAAGACCTTCCCGGTCTGTATCTGGCTGGCCTTACAGGCAGCCGAATAGAGGCGGAAATTTTCCGCGAACCGTTCCTTGAACATAAGGGCAATGCCCTTGCCCATCACACCGACGGTATTGACGGTGTTGACCAGCGCCTCAGCCCTAGCTTCTAGCAAGTTGCCTTGTCTGAGCGTGATCATCAGAAATACCACTTTGGCAGAACTAGAACTTCCAGCTTCATGTCTTCTCTCTGGATCTGGGCTTCAAGCGCCGATTTTACCGCTTCGGTATAGCAGACTACCGCGATCAGTCCGGTGATGGGTAGCTGTCGGTACACGAGGGCCTCGGCCTGATAGCGTTCGATTTGCTCGGGGTCATCTGGATTGCGCTGAAAATTACGAGTCTGGAGCAACGGCCAGTCAATCTTGCCCAGGTCATCAAGCTCGTTGGAAAAGTTGGCCAACGATGTATAGGCATGTCGATCCGTGAATACGAAATCGAGCTCCATCGCTTTAACCTTCGGCAGGCTGGAGACGAGAATGCAGATCTCTTCATTGCGACGTCTTGGGACTTCGCCGCGTCCGGTATAGATGTTGTACATCATGGGCGAAAACGGAGTGAAGTAGAACGGAACGTAGTCGGCCAGTGTGCCTCCCGGTGCCACCAGGACATTACGATGCGTCCGTCGACTGATCAAGTCAGCGTTACCAATTGCGACGTAGTTCGGGTCTCGCACTGGAGAGTTCGCACAGTGCAAGCCATTGCGCATTATCCATGGAAGATTATCGCGATGGACGATGCGCCAGATCAGCGCCTTCTCCGGGTTCAGGTTGGGGTAGTTGTTAGCCATTCACCGGCTCCAGGAACGTGCAACAGCCCGCCACCGTGACCCGTTGAGCCGTTGGCTTGGGCGCGACCATCACGTCCTGCTTGGGCATTCGGTCGTCCTCTGTACCTAGTCCAGAACCACCAGAAATTCGGTGGCCAGCGCGGTCGGCCGAACATCGCGGACATTCCGGGTAAGCTCAACTAGTCCGTATCCCTCCATCATTCTCAGCGTCCGCGACAGGTTCGACACCTGCCGGCCTGTCAGCGCGGCCAACTCGGTCAGGGTCTTCGGCTGTGCATCCCGAATGACCCGCAACAACGCCCGGTTCTCCTCGGATAGCACAGCTGCCATCGTCGCTGTCGATGGAAACCAGACTGTCGGGAGCCGCTTCGCCCCGCCATTGGTCTGGCCATTACTCGTTCCGCGTATGCCGACGACACAACGCTTCATTTCCTGCGCTTCGGGGTCATGAGTGGAAGCGTAAGTTTATCACTGTGGCACAAGCATAGCGAGACTCCGTGTCTGCCAAGACAATTCGACCGTCACAGGAGAATGCGAGCCTCAGCATTGCGGCGAGCAACGAGGCCGGGGAGCACTCTGCCACCACCGTAGACCCAGCGCCGCAATTCCGATGCTGCATCCCCCCAGGCTTGCTGGATGAGCCTGCGTCGGAGTGTTGATGTCTGTAGACGTCCTGCGCCGAGATTGAATGTAAAGTCGACGATGGCTGCGAGCCGGCCCTCGGGCTCTGTGGCGAGCGCCGGGCAGTACCGCAGGGTCGCGTTAAGGGCGGAGAGCAGGTCGTGCGCTAGGTAGTCCTCCGCTTCCGCCTCGGTGATCGGTGGGTGCTGCGGGTCGCAGAGATGACCGTAGCCGATCGTCCAGTAGCCCGCGGGGCAGATGTAGGGGTGCGCCCGCCCCGGATCATCCTTTGGTACCCGGTGGAAGCCCTCGAACCGCTTGGCAAGCTCGATGGCCGCCGGTGGAACAGCTATCACGGCCGCACCCGGTCAAAGACGCGCCCCAGGAACCAGAAATTGAGCACCCCGGCCCACAGTGCCTGATCGGCCTCGGTCCATGCCTGCAACACGGCGGTGCCCCAGCCAGCGCCGGCAGTCACGGCACCTACGAAGGCCGCCGTCTTGGCCGCGCAGTAAAGGGCCATGAACCAGTAGGTGATCACAGGCCGCACGCTGATCGAGAGCGCATCGGCCCAGCGAACGCCGGATTTCTCACCCTGCGTGCGAACGGCATCTCGTAGCGCCTCGACGGCGCCAACATTCCACGCCGCATCGGCCGCCGCGCCAATTTCGGCCATCTTCTGGGCGCCACGCAGGCGGTCGAACTCCAATGCCTTGTCATGCATCGCGAGTTCGTGGCCACGCTCGCTCTTTCGGTCGAACCACTTGAGAACTTCAGGTGCCAGGCGAAACACGCCACCCAGCAGACCACCCAACAGGGTCTCGATCATTGCGAGCCTCCCATGATCTTGAACTTGATCGCTGCACCCAAGAGCGCGACCACCAGGAGGCTGGTCGTCGCGACGCGGATCACGGTGCGCCAGGCGGTGCGGCGGGCATCGCGCCAGGCTTCGAGGAGATCGCGCAGCTCCCGGATGTCTTCGGCCGCATGGGGGCCCTCGAGGCCGAGGTGAACGAGCGCGCGCTCGGCGCCACGTTCGGCGGCGCGATCGAGCAGGTCCTCGAAATCCTCCTTGCGGACGGTGAGGACGTTGTCTTCGGGGGACGGTGTGATGTGTTCGGCGTTCATTGGGTCTCCAAAAAGGCGAACCCGCCACGAGGGGCTGACCTCGGGCGGGTTCTGGGTTGAATCACAGCAGTGCTTTACGGGTGGATCAAATCTCGATTACCTCCAGCGTGAGACTGGGTGCGACACCCTCGATGACGTCGTCGCGCACGAAAACGCTTTGTCCGACCTGGGCGTCTCCGCGAGCAGTAAGGACGCCGCCACCGGGCAGTTGCACCGTGACGACACCGGCGCCCACTGCCGTGACGGTCCCCGCCTGCAAGGGTGGATCAGGCAGGAGTTGGCGAAATTGCTGGTAGACGTTATGCATGGGTCTCGACTCCGAGCGTCTGCCAGACCTCCGGAAGTCCTGCCTGGACGCTGGTGCTACGGACGAGGCCCAACCGAGTGACGCTTCCGTCCTGGTATTCGATGAAGGCGCCAGGCTCGATGATTCCGGTCTCGGGAAGGACGGGAAGTCGGAGGTTCACTGCGATCTGACGTCCGGTGTCCGCGAGCACTGCGATGCCGCGCTGCCGGGCGGCTGTCGCCGCCGTGATGAGGGGATCGACCACCATGGGCGCCAAGACATCCCCCGCTGTACCGGTGCGCTTGATCCACCCCAGGATCCCGGCCGAGACGCCTGACACGTAGACGCCGTTGTAAGGAGCGGCATCCTTCCACTCGAGGCTTTCGCGGGCGGTTGCCGCGGCCGGCAGGACGAAGTCGGGGGTCACCGTCCCCCACTCCCAGGGGGCGGAGGGATAACGCGGTAGCACCCGAATAGTCTGGGCGGTACGGTGTGGCTGCAGGTAAGCGCCCGCGGCGCCGGCAATTGCATTGAGCGCCGAGATATAGGTGCCTTGGTGCGACCAGACTCCGGTCGGCACCAGCCAATCGGTGATTCCCCAATCGATCGTCCAGCCAATGGGTACGCCATTGACCTGCAGGGCGTCCGCCATAAGTTGCTGGGCTGTGCGATCGCCGCTGTTCGTGAAGGTCATCGTCGGCGCATAGGGGGCATCGAGGACGGCGCTTTTTCCCCGACCGGAGACCTTCACGGTGGATTGGCCGAAGGTGCGCTCTCTCGATAGGCGTTCGGCGAGCAACCGATACGCGGTCCCGTTGATGGTGGCCTCCAACTCCACGGGGCTTCCGCCTGCGTCCGGCTCCAAGTCCACGAGGGCCTCGGCCGGCACCGTGGCATCGAACCCCCACGTCCACGAGCCCGCGTCGATCGTGAGCCCCAAGGAGAGCGTCGGAATCTCGATGTTCCCGGTGACGCGTTTCAGGTGTACTTCATTCAGAACCATGTAGACCCTTCGAACAGGGACAACGACCGTCTCGTGGGTCGGCGGAACGACCCGCTCGCAGACAAAGAGAAGAGCGGTACTTGAACCCCAGCCCTCGGCGAACAGCAGGTGCGGATTCGGGGTGTAGCAAGCCGGTTGCTCAGGGGGAGCCACTGGCCGCGTATAGCGTCCTGCGGGCGGGCGGATCGCCTCCTGCCAGCGAAGCCGTAACGGCACGCGCTTAGGCGCTGCTGACCCTGTCCGCCACGTGAAACCCGAGGCAGTCTTCCGGGCGCCGGAGTAGGCGGAGACCCGGGACGTTCGCCGGTCCCGAAGGCAGTCCTGGAAGAGTGACGTCCGCGCATGGCGAATTGCCAAGGCGTCCTGATGCCAAGCTGAACGGGCGAGACGCGGATCCCGAATGGCGTCCTGCGAATGGAGGCGACGATCGGCCGCCTCCACCCGTGCCGCCTCGGCATGACGGGCGCGGTACGTAAGCCTGGTACGCAGGAACGCCTGCGGAATGCGAGAGGTGATAAGGGCACTGGCGGGATCCGCCCCCGTCCAGCGTTCCTCGCCTCCCACGCGGTCGGCTCGCGTTTTCTCGCTACGCTCCTGGGCGCCCATGGATCCGTGCCGAGCCACCTGATGGGTGAGCGCGGAGGCGGACACGGTGGGTCGCTGGGTCCCCGAACGGTAGACGGCTGTGGTGACCGCCGTGAGCGCCGGAAGGTTCGCCTCGATCCGAAGGATCGGACGGTTGCTGACTTCCGCCGCCAGCGTGAGCCCGGGCAGTTCGGCCGAGAGGACCGCCAGAGCGGGCGGCTCGATCCGGACCAGTGCCGTGAGTCCGGGCAAGACGGCCGAGATGACCGCCCGCTCGTTGCGACCGAGTGTGGCCGCGAGTTCCAGCGACGGCAGCGCGACCGCCGTGACGATCGATTCGATTCGCTCGACCGTCGCCGCCAGCGCCAGGGGAGGCAGGACGATCTGCGGGACGACCGGCTCAACGCGCCGAACCGTTACCGATTGGGCAAGTTCCGGAAGGTTTGCCTCAACGACGGCTACCAGATGTTCGGTAGCGGTCGGCTCCTCCCCGAAAACGAGATCACCTGTCCCCGGCGACTGCCAGAAGAGCAGTTCCACCGCCATGGGCGCTTACCCCAGGGTGCCGCTGATGATGCGGGTGTAGCCGCCTGCGAAGAGAGTGGTCGAAGAGATCCGGATTTCGCCCGTGCCGGCGAGGTTCGAGACATCGCAGTCCCACGCGATGGACCCTTCGCCGTTGAGCACGCGCGCCCACGTGGCCTCTCCGTCAGCGAGGATGAGGGCCTCATCGGTCGGTGTGATCGCAAGGCTCCCGTTGGCCACCTGGCCGATCGGTTCTTGCACGGGAATCTCTACCAGCAGGGTGCCGGTGGGCGCCGCGCCAAAGGCAGGCCGTGTTCCGGAATAGAGCCGTGCCACGGCAGCGGGCGTGCCCAGCGCCAGAAAGGTCACGACACCGGCCAGCCGCTGATCATTGAGGGCGGTAGAGATCTGGATCATGGCATTGCTTCCGGGGTGAGGTTGTCCGCGATGACGGCGCGGTAGTTGTTCGTGTGGTCGACCGCCACAGCCGTGAACTTCTTCGTTCGATCTAGGCGCCTGAACGCGTAGTTGCCAGCGTTATCGCTCCACGTCGACTGCACCACGCGGAAGTCCGCGTCGTAGAGGAGGAGGACTTTTCGGGAGAGCGGCAAGTTGTCCGGTGTGGCTTTCTCCTTCACCGTGCCCACGATCTGACCGTCACCGGCGCCACTGAAGTAGATGTCGCGCCTACCCTTGATGTCCTCAAATCGCCTGGCGATCCCTGTCTGATAGGGCGTCCAACTGCCAGGCTTCAGGTAAGCGGGCAGGAGAGCGGCATTGACAGAAACCGGTGTGTATTCCAGCGCGTCAGGAACCGTGAATTCGGCCCCGTTACCGTAACGATCCACACCGTTGGTGAGCCGGAAGTCATCGAGATACGCGTACAACCAGAAGGAGTAGTCGTCGCTCCAACAGCCGAGCCGAGGTGCCGCGCCGTAGTCCGCCCAGGAGACCGTGCTCGACTTCGTGGCGAGCTTGACGCCATCCAGGTAGAAGAAGAAGTTGCTGCCATTGCGCGTGACCGCCACGTGGTACCAACGCCCAAGGGTGAGCGTGATCACGTAGGTAAAGTCGATGGCGACCCCTGCCGTGATGATGTTGAACCAGAACCCTGGCGCGTTCGTGATGCCGTTCCAATTGCAGTACGCGAAGAAAGCCCGATTGCTGTCGTTGGCTCGATCGCAATAAATCATCTGCATGTTTGCCGATCCCGTCCCGGCTGCCGGGATGGAAAGCGGCATGAACCACGTCTCCAGCGTGAAGTTCGACGTGCCACAGGCGTGAGCCGGACTATACGAGCCCAGGAGCGAGTCTCCCGAGCCGTCGAAGTAGCACGAGTTGCCGCCGTACTTGGCCTGCGCCGAGGTGAGGGCCGCGTTCCCGCGAAGGGCGTAGAAATGCCCAGTGAGACCACGGCTCACGACACCAATGCCGAGTTTCGTGTCGGCATTGAACGGCAGCAGCAGGACCGTTTTGTCGGCGTAGGCATCAGCCACGTCAGTTTTCCCAGGGGCCGGTCACATCAATGAAGTACCCCCCTCCGATGCAGAGCCGGTAGATGAACGTCTTTCCCTCGAGACCAATCACGTTCGTCCAGATGTCGCCGTCCGCCACATTGGTCAACACGTTCTGCATGGACGAGTAGAGGCCCGGCAACCACCCACGGACGGTGGAACTTTCGTTTAACCACACACGCGTCAGGTAGACGCCGGAATCTTCAGGATTTGGAAACGTGTATCCCCCCTGACCGGGATACGAGCCCTGCTGAAAGAAGATATTCAACTGCACAGGAACACCGACGCCCGTGTAATTGCGGGGGAAGTAGCGGAGCATCCCGTACGTCGAATTCCCCAAGTTCAGCGGGCCCCGCGACGCGTCATAGCCGCTACCCGTGCAGTCGCTGCTGTGTGCGCCAACCATGAATCGATAGGGGTCGTTTGGCTTTGTGCTCTGGATGTCGCCAAACCCATGGGTGTACCCGCTTGCATACGCACTGCCCTGGTACGTCGGCGGGATACTGATGTAGAAGCGACGGTCGTCACCGAAGAGCCACCAATGCCGCTGCGTGGCGTCGGACGATTTAGAGATGTAGAGCCCACCGGCGAACTGAGCATCCGACGGGAACTTGTCTGTGCCGGTATTGGCGTCCGTCATCGCGAGGTAGCCCGCGACGCGTGCAGACGTAGTGACGCTATCGTCCACGCGAAGGTACGACCGGGTCGATTGCACGTTGGGTGAGCGATAGACCGCGACGTTGGTGCCGGTAAAGACCTTCTCCCACCCCAGGGGTGCAAGCTTCAGGGTGATCGTGCCGGTGGCCGTACCGTCCTCCACGCCGAACGCGTCGAAGCGGACGGTGTTTGTCGTAACGGAAAGCACCTTGTGCTGCCCGTTGAGGCCTGCGGGCGTGGCGCCGGCGATGAGTGCCACCGTATGCGCCCGGAAAGAGTGACCTGTGCTGATGGTCGCCGTTGCCACCCCCGCGCTCACCACGACCGAGTCGGCGGTTTTCTGGGCAAACCCGTTCACCAGGCAAGCGTCGAGGACGGAGATGAGGTTGCCGGCAGTCGCCGCGAGGGACGGGGCGGAAGCCATGTCCTTGTCAAAGAACTTAACGGTGGTATCGAGAGCGGGCATTCGTGGGCTTCCTAGATCGGGTTATCCACGTCACCGCGGATCAGCAACGTGAAGGAGTCATTGGGGACAGTCTCCGGACCCTGCTGGATGGTGCGGACGACCCAGACGGGAAAGAGCGCGCCTGTGGTGTTGAAGCGAAGGACGTTCCCTGCAGCCCACCCCAGACCCCATCCCGCGGCGGGGATGGTGAAATAGGGTTCGCCCGTGGCCGGATTGAGCGGCGCGCAGGCCGTGCCGGTATTCCCCACAGCGATGACGCCCACGTGCTCTCCGATCACGTTGAAGGAGGTCGTGTTGGTGAACTGGATCGCCCATCGCTCGGTGGAGGCACCCTCGTTCGTAACCTGGATGGGCGCGAGGACGGCGTTGTAGGTACCGGTTGCGGCCGCGCCGCTGATGGCGTCCGACCACGCGCCGTTCCATGTCGCCTGGTCGAAGAGGTTGGAGACATAGGCCCGGAGGTCGCCGGCCACCAGGGCGGAGGACAGAAGCGAGCCCGCCGGATAGGCGTGGGTGATTTGGCGGGTGAAGGCAATCTGCCCGCTGATCTGCACATCGCTGATCTGGGCCATATCCTCGATGCGGTGCTCGACGGTTACAGGCTGCGCGTAGCCGGAGACGTTGCTGAAGGTCACCGTCCCCGCCTCAAGGTTTGCGGCGTAGCCGGTCGAGATGACGGCGCCGGCAGCGTCCAGCACGCGCACCCGTGAAAGTCGGGTCCTGCCGCAATTCACGGTGAGGCCATTGGTCGCCGTGAGGGGCCCTTCAACCTCGGTGTGGCCCAGGACCGCGAAATCGCCGGCATTGAAGATCGGCACCCGGCCATCGGTCGGAAGCCTCACCGGATCGATGCCGAGAATCGAGGCATCCAGCGGGAGGTAGCTGTAGGTGACAGCGTTGTACCGCAGGGTCGTGATGCGGCAGAGGTCCGCGGGCATCGTGGTGAGTCCCGCGATTCCGAGATGGGAGAGATCGATGGCGTGCGCGGGGTTGCCGAGCTCGTTCACGAAGAAGAGTTGGACGGTCCCGTACTCGTAGTCGACCTTCCCCTTTACGCGGCTGCTGATGAACTTGCCGTTTACGTCGGACGTGACGTTGAACTGAGTCCCGTCCTGGAGAGTCCCCTGGACGCTCATGGAGGAAGGCCGTATGGGAGAAGCGGCCGTGCGAAACATCACGGCGGAATTCATGAACGGGGCGGTGAGCGGATCGGACGGGGGTGCCTGAAGACCCCGCCATCCCGTAATGGTTGGCGCAACACCGGTCGCCCAGGACGTGACGGTGATGATGCCCATGGCGCTTGCGACCGATCCGGCCGGGGTTCCAACGCCGGTGGCGTAGTCGGGGTTCTTGACCAGTGTCCCGTCGACCAACTGCGCGTAGGTGTTTCCGGCCCCGACCTTGAACGAGGCACCGCGCAGGATGTAGTTGGGCGCCAGAATCGTCTTGGTCTGGTAATGATTCACCTGAATGCTGACGCTCCCAGCGCCGCCTGCCGCCACGATGTACTGGACCGCGACCGACTGGGGGACAAAGGTGACCGTGCGGATCCGAAGGTCGCCGGACCCCGGCCATCCCCCAATGGGGGAGCCGTTCCACAGGAACGTGCTGGAGAACTGACCTGCCCCGACGATGATGCTCGGTCCTTGAACGTCCGCACGGGCGAGTGAGACAGAGGCATTGACGTTGATCTCGCCAGTCGCATAGTTGACGGTGCCGACTTGCACCATGCCGTGCACATCGTCCAGGAACTGCAGGTGCCCGTTGCCGTCGTCGGTGACGCCGATGTTTCGGGTCTTGGCTGCTGGCTCAATCCGGAGGTCCGCGTACGGATAGCTCGTGGAGTAGTTGAACTGGGCAGCCACCGTCATCGACACCGTGCCCGGGCGGATCAGTGGATCCCCGATGAAGCCGCCGAAGATATTTACGGCCGGGGCCGTGACGGGGGCGGCACCCGTTGTATTGAGCATGAAGGTCGTGCCGGTCGCCGGCAGCGCGTTGGGGCTTACGTAGGCCACGCCATCGGTGTAGTTGACGGTCCCGGTCGCGTCTCCCGTCAGGTTCCCGAGGCCATCATCCGTGGCGGTCTTGGCGACCCCGCCGACTGACCACGACACAAGGAGACTTCCAGCGATGATCCGCGTTGCCCCTGGCTCTTCACTCAGGTTGCCGCTGGTGTTGAGCGGCGCGTAGAGCTTCGCGCCATTGAAGAGGTCGGTATTGGTCGTGATGCCGGCGGTGTTGGAGGTGAAGAACTGAAAGATGAGGGCGCTTCCCACATCGGGCAGCGCACCCAGGGTGAGGGAGACTGAGCCCGTGGTGTAGCTGAGCGTTCCCACCCCATAGGCGGCGTCCGATCCAGCCAGCACCCCGACCCCGTTCTCGCGCAGGATGTACCAGCGACCATTGGCGAGGTAGCTCACGCTCAAGGTGTTACGCAGCGGCACCGAGGGAAGCGTGAGCGCGTAGCTCAGGCTCCGGGACTCGGCCGTGACATTGATCCCGAAGCTGTCGGAGACCATGTCCGGGATATCGGCCGGGATGTAGGTGACGGTGTGGGTGCCGCCCGAGGTTCCGAAGACATTCTCGGTGAGCGCGAGGATGCCGTTTTCGTAATCGACGGTACCGACACTTGCGGCGCCGTTCTTGAGGATCCCGCCCGCATCGGTCAGCGTGACGCCAGCGCGCGTGATCGAGAGGCTCCCCGGGTAGATGCCGCCGCCCACATAGATGCTGGCGGAGGTGGTGAAGACGAGCGTGATGGTCTGCGTGAGCGCGGCGCCTGTCGGCGTCGGCACCCCGGCAAGCCCGTTCGTGCGCACGTCCACGAGCGGCGTCTCGGTCTGGGCGCTTGGGACGATCTGCGTGAAAACGCTCTGGACGTTGCAGGCGATATCGCCGATGGCAACCGGTGCCACGGTGGGTACGGCGCCGTAATACTTGGCGGCGTTCGCAACCAGCGTGTCTCGCACCTTGGTCTTGGCGGACTCGGGCGTGAACATGCGGCTGGGTGGGGAGCCCGGGAAGTCGTAGCGAAGCGCGTCCGACAGTTCGCACGTCACGACCGCCGCCTGATAGTCCTGGTAGGCGCTCCCCTGGACGTAGGTGAAGGTCCGGGTCTCGGACGACACGCGCGTCACGCGGACATACTGGGAGAACTCATTGCCCAGTGCCTCGTTCATCACGAGGTAGAGGGTCTTGCCGATGACGGGGAGCGGCGCGCTGGTGCGCTGAAAGATCTGGATCGAGCGCTGACCGGTGATGTGGTTCTCGAAGAGGTAGCCTTCCCAGAGGGAGCCCTTATTGAGGTAGGCCTCGATGCGATTGGCCGCATCAACGCGCTGGTCGAAGACCTCCCCCGTCTTGAAAATTGTGACCGACACGCGTGGATCTTCCGGGGGATCAGCCACGATCACATTCGCCCCGAAGTACCCGTCCGTGGTGGGTGTCTGAATGCTCGCGAAGACCTTGCGCAGGTTCACCCGGCCGCCGGCGCGGTCGAGCTCCGAGATGTCATTAAAGACCGAGTTGCTCGAGCCATCCTGGATGACGGTCGAGGTGGGCGCACCGCCCCCTTCTACGACGTCGTCCATGACTTGGGAGGCGACGAGTTTTACGTCGCCCGCGAGAATGCCCATCTGCTAGATCTCCATCAGGCGAAGGGTGAGGCGGTAGTAATCAGTGTCCGACCGGGCGGGGAATCCCATGACGGTCTCCGCTTCAATCGCCGTATCGCCAAAGCGGAATGCCACGATGAAGACCCGAGCGTCGGTGAACGTGAGCTCGAAGCGCCCCGAGTCAACCGCAAGGGGATCGGCGGCCCAGCCGTAGAGGGTCTCCACGACGGCGCGGGTGACCCACGCCATGTCGGCTGCACCGACCAAGGTGATTGGGCGGCCTGCCTGTCGGGTACCGGATTGCACGAGAAGAGCTCCGGTGAGCAGATAGGAGACGTTCGCGACGACCGGACTCCAGGCGTGTTCGTCAGTCCACAGGAGGTCGTCAGGCAACGCCAGCACCACCCCATCGGTGAGGTTCTTAAGCTGCATGTAGTAGGGACTCAGGCTGCCCGGGCGCGGGCGACTTCGAGGATTTGCAGGAGACGGGACTCATCTCCGGCATCGATGGTGGCGTTCACCCTGCGATCGCCGGAGGCCAACTCGACCCGGACGGTTCGCGTGGGGCCGGCGTTGGTCTCCAGCACGGGGCGCGTGAGGGCGAGTGCGGGAGCTTCCACACCAACTATGCCGCCGGTGGCGAAACCACGAACCCGGGCAGCAACGGTGCTGGCCGGTAGCGCCAGACTATTGAGGGCCTCGAAGAAACCGGCGCCAAAGCGCGTGACCGCTGCCTTGTTCACCACGTACTCGCCCGGCGTGAGCATGGCCGGCACGGAGTCAGAAGCAGCAGGGCCGCCCTCGTCAAAGCCTCGCGCCTCGTTCTGCTGCATGTAGGCGATGAGTTCTTGCTCCAGATCCTTCCCGAACGCGAGCGGTTGCGCCATGGCCGTTCGCCACGTCTGCTGGATGGTGGCGAGATTTCCGCGCTCGTTGCCGGTGAGCTGGTTCCTGCCCATGAGGGCTTGGACGATGTCGCGATCCTTCCCGGCCTGTGCCCGGTAGCGCTCCATGGTCTTGTAGCGCATGTCGAGGCTCACGCCACCGCTATAGGTTCGCTCGAGCCACGAGGTGTACTCGTCCATCCCGCGAAGGCCCAACTCGATGAGCTTCAGGGCTTCGATGGCCTCACGATTCTGCTTCGGGGGCGCGGGGCGCCTTTCATCCCGGTTCTCCGGGGTACGCTTCTCTTGAGCCTTGCTCGGAGTCGCCGACCTTGCCACCGGTCCCCCGAACGCAAAGCGTGCCACGCCATTGGCAAGTCGGGAGAGCGCCCCACCGCCATACTTTCGTACGGCCGACTTGCGGAGCACGAAGGCTCCGGCCTCCAGCGTGCGCGGCACCGTGTCGTGGTGGCCAGATCCCGGCACCGATCCACCCGCCATGCGCGGAAATGCGGAGGTCACGCTCCCACCCTCGGCGAGCTGCCGTACGCCAGTTCCTACCGGGCCGCCGGTCGCGTTGCCTTCGACTCGGCGAACCGTGATCGTGTGGGTGCTGCTGGTGTTCGCGCCGTTCAAGGACTGGATCTGGGTCCGTACGGCATCCACGTTGGCACTCACCTGATGGCGAGACTCGGTCTGGATCCGATCCAGCGCCCGGATCATCCCGTCGACGTTGGTGATGGCGGCCTGCGCTTTCTCAGTTGCCACGCGCAGATCCAGCTGGGCGTTCTGCTCGGCGTAGGTCTTGAGTTTGTCGAGCGCGTCCTTGGCCTTGCCCACATCGGCGTTGATGGGGAGGGTCTTTCCTTCCTTCAGGAGTAGCTCGTATTCCCGCAGTTGCTTCTCGGCCTGCTGAAGGTCTGCCTGGATCGCGATGAGGTGCTGCTTCTCCGCGAGAGCCTTGTCGAGATCGGCGAGTGCCTGATTGAAGCGGGAGGCGTCCGCATCGATTGTGACCTTGAGCCCCTGCGCGAGCTTTGCGGTCAGCTGGTCGACTTGGGTCTGGGTCTCGGCAAGCGTCTGCTTGATCTGGTCACGGGCAGTGGTTGCTGACTGGGCGGCAGAGCGATGGGCAGCAGCCTCGGCATTCAGGGACTGGTTAAGGATGTCCTCGGAGCTCCGAATATCCTGGATGGCAGAGTTGACCCCTTGCTTCCCGCGCGTGATCGCCGCATCCGACTCCTGGGTCCGCTGGGAGATCTCGGCACGAAGCTGATCCGCCTGCCGCATCAAGGCTTCGGACTTGCCGTACTCCTGATTGCGGGAGGCTTCTCGGGCGCGAGCCTCGAGGAGAGCAACCTGGGACGCACCCTGCTCTGCCTGACGGCGGGCTTCCTCACCGCGCTTGGCTTCACTCGTCTGGCTCGACGCCACCTGGGAGGCCAATTCCATGGCCTTCTGGGCATAGCCTCGCGACTCCTCGAAGGAGCCATTCGCCAGCGCCCGGCGCGCCTGCTCCTGGTATTCGGCGATCTGGCTCTTACGATCCTCGGTGGCCTCGTACTCGCTCATCCCCTGGCGCTGGATGTCGCGAATGCGCTCCTCAGTGGACATCGAGAGGCGCCGCTTCTCCTGCTCGATCCGATTCACCTCGGCCAGGTGCCGGTTTGCCTCGGCATTCAGGGCATCGACGTGACTCCGATACTCCGCGAGTGCCTGCGTCATCGTCTGACGCTTGGCGGCGAGGATCTCGTTCTCGACCCGCTGGACGTTGGCAGACCGCTCAGCCTCCGTCTGCCCCTGGCGACGGGCAGCGTCGATCCGGGCTGCCGATTCCTGGTCGATGAGCGCCATCGCCTCCGTCGAGGCCTGCCGGCGTAGCCCCGTCTGCTGCGTGAGGGAGTCAGTGAGAAGCTGGGTCGATTGGGTGATACGTACGGACTCGGCCTGCCCGGTGGCCTCCAATGCCGACATTTCCTGCTGGTATCGCGCCTTGACCGCATCGACCTGCCGCTGCAGGTTTGCATCCAGAATGGCCGTGAGCCCCTTGTAAGCTTCGGCCATCTTGGCGGTCGAATCGTCCACGGTTTGGCTCGCCTTGCCGACCGCCTGCTCCACTTCCCCCAACCGGGATTTGAGCTTCTCCAGTGCAGCGTGAACGGCTTCCACTCCGCGGGCGACGGCTTCCTGCGTACCTTGTCGTACCGCCTCTAGGCGCCGTGCGATTTCCTCGGCAACGGATGCGGCCGTGTTCATGGCGCCCGTGGCCGCAGCCGTTCCCTTGCCAGCATCCGCATACATCTGCGCGAAGACCTGGTTCATCTCGGCGAGCCGCGCCTGATGGCGTTGGGTCGCTTGGGCGACGGTGTCGGAGGTAAAGAGCGCGGCAAACATTTCCCAGCGGTAGCGCAGCTCCTCGATCCCGCGCATCAGGACTTCCACCATAGCGATGCCGGTTTTACGCACGAACTCGAACTTCTCCGAGAGCCACGTGCCGATCTCCCATCCCGCGAGAAAGGCACCCAGCACCGCAAACGTAGCCCGAAGCACGCCAATGCTTGCCACCGCGTTCGATACGGAGAGATTCACGCTCGCCCACGCGGCCGTTGCCCCATTGGCTGCAGCCACCGCTGCGGCGCCCGCCGCTTGCCAGGCGGTGATGAGGGCGGGGATCAATCGGTAGGCCAGGACCGCGAGCCCGGCCTCGGCAATGCGCTTTAGCCACTGCATCACCGTGTCCAGATTCTGCGAGAGCCACGTCAGGGCCTCTGCCAGCTTCTTCGTGATGCCCGTCGACTGGTCGACCTGGCTCACCCATTGGCCGAAGGCGTTCTGGAGCCGCTGGAAGGATTGGCTCACTGTCGCGGGAAGCTCCGCGTACTCGGAGGCGAGCTTGTCCTTCTGGCTCATGAGGGCGTTGACCACCACGTCCGCCGTGAGGCGACCCTCTTCGGCCATCTTCCGCAGACGCCCAATAGGCACATCCAACCCGTCCGCGAGCGCCTTCGCGAGCCGCGGGCTGTTCTCGACGACGGAGTTAAACTCCTCCCCGCGGAGCACTCCGGAGGCGAGCGCCTGGCCGAACTGCAAGAGTGCGGACTGCGCTTCCGTGGCCGACGCCCCGGACAGTCGAAGCGCCTGCGAAATGCTCTCGGTGATGGCGAGCGCGTCCTTCTGCTCGCCGCCCAGCATCCGCACGGCCGCTTGGAGCCTCCCGTAGAGAGTGGCAGTCTCCTGGATCGGGACCCCGATCCGTTGGGCAATCGCGAAGAGCTCGCGTTGCGCTGTGGTGAATTCCTGCTGGCCAGCGGTGGCAAGTTTCAGGCGCGCGGACATCATGGCCCAGGCGTCCGCAATCTGGATCACCTCCTGGGCCTTACCGGCTGCCCAGTTGATGGAGAGGAATGCGAGGAGCTGCGTCTTGGCGCTGGCCACCTGTTCGCTGAAGGCCGACATCCCCGCCTTCACTTCGGCCATGCCAGCGGCGGCCTTGTCACCAGCGGTCTTGGCCGTGGACGCGAGCTCCCCGAGGCTTTTCTCAGCCGACGTGAGGGCGCGTTTGAGCCCTTCGTCGGCGCCCTCGAGGGCAACAAGGATGCTGATACGATTGGTAGCCACTATCTTTCGATCGTCAAATGCGATGTCGAGTCAGAGCGCGGTGAATCTGGAGGAAGTGGGCAAGCTCATTGCCAAGGCGAAGACGCTCGCCCGTCGCTACCGGGAGCTCACCGGGCGACCGATTGGCATTACGGGAGAAGTTGCGGAATACGAGGCGGCGCGACTGCTAGGACTTGATCTGGCGGACGCCCGGCAGGCGGGATACGACGCCATTCGCCGCATGGGGAAGGTCGAGGAACATCTACAGATCAAGGGGCGCTGCATCCTGACCAAAAATCCTGGGCAGCGTCTCGGGAAGATCGATCTCAAACACCGATGGGATGCCGTGCTGCTGGTCCTGCTCGACGTCGACTTCGAACCGACGGCGATCTACGAAGCGAAGCGCGAGGCCATCGAGGAAGCGCTTAAGGCGCCCGGCTCGAAGGCGAGAAACGAACGCGGCGCGCTTAGCGTCAGCAAGTTCAAGAGCCTCGGTAAGCGGGTGTGGCCCACGCCGGCGTAACCTCAGTCCACCTGGCGGATCTGTCTTTCGATTGCCGCGGAAAGGCGGGGGATGCGGCTGGCGACAAGACGTTCGACGTCCAGGCGCTTCTTGAGGACTAACTTGGGCACGAGGACCGCGATGGGAATGCTGGCGCCGCGCTTTAAGCGCTTCACCCCCTCGGCCTTGCGGTAGCGGCGCTTGAAACCCGAGAGCGGCCGGTCGTGCTCTTTGATGTTCTCGGCCATCAAGACGATGTTCCCCTTGGCGTTCTTCACGAAGTAGGCGTTACCGCCGCGCATCAACTGCGCCACCTGCGCCTTGAAGCGCTTGCGGCCGACGCGCCCATGGATTGGAATTAGCATCCGACCGCCAATGGCGCCACCCTTCTCGTGGATCCCCGACCAGGGAATGCGCGAGCCCACGTAGAGCGCTGGCAGGCGCGTCGGGTCCTTGTCCAGGACGCGGGCGGTGAACCCCTTGAGGAAGGATTTCCGGACGACGGCGAGACGAGAGCCGACGTGACTACGCACATCCTCACGTAGCTCGGCGGCCTCGCCACGAATGGCTTGGGAGACCGCCTTTTTCACTTTGTCGCGGTACTCACCACCCCAGCGACGCAGCTGCGCGCCGGCCGCTTTGCTATCGATCCGGATGGCAATGCGCACGGTCGGTCAGTCGATCGAGGGTCTTGTCCAATTGCCTGGAGTCACCCCGGGTGCCGATGGCGATCACCGAGAGAAGTCGAGCCTCCTCGGCCGCCTCGGTGCGCGCGACTGCATCCAGGAAACCGCGCACCTGACCCAGGGTGTAGTCGAGGACGTCGGGGAGCCGGTGGCCGTGACTGATCAGCCGCTGGATGGCGTCGAACCAGAAGCCACCGTTGGGGCGTGCTTCATCTGCGCGAATAGGCCGTCCAGCTTCGGAATCACCGTCTGGGTAAAAAAATCAGCGTTTACCTCGATCACCTTGGCGGCGAGCAGGATGGCTTCGTCGGCCGCAAGATCGTCGACCCACTCCCGAGGCTTTCCGACGGCGATCGAAATGGCAGCCAGGAGGTCATCACCCCGTTCCCCGAAAAGGGCCAGCCAGTCGATGGCCGGCGCGGTGAGGCTTTGCATGACGGGCGAGATGGCGCGCAGGAACGCCGGCAGGCTCCCCACCTTGAGCGGTTTGAGGGTCAGCGTCTCGCCCGCCACGGTGATCTGCGCACCGGGCGGGATGAGCGTTTCCAGATCACTCATAAGTCAGCGCCTTACAGTTGGACGATCCGGCCGAACTGACCGAGGAGTGCGTCGTAGGGTTTCGTCGTATCCGCAAGGAGCGAGCCTTCCATCTCGAACTTGTTGTACTCGTCCGAAATGAGGGAGAGCTCCTTCAGGGGGTCGAAGGCTACCCGGTAGAGCTCCACCAGCACCTTGGCGTTGGCCTGCGCCGTGTTGAGACCCTCGAGCCGCAAGTAACGCTCCGGGAGGGGCTGCGTGAAGATCCCGATTTCGGTTGCGACCCCGTAGGTGTAGCTCGCCTTGTAGGGTGCCGTGAGGCCCGTGAAGTCCAGAAACTGGATGGATCCGAAGTCGGTGTCGGCGGTGTAGTGCGTGCCGAGGGTGAGGGTCGCGGGCGTGCCGGCGGAGTCGACCACCACGAGGGCCGAGACCTTGGGATGCGCCAGGAAGTAGCGGTCGCCCACGACCGGCGTGGCTCCACCGACCGGCTCGTCGGTCACGCTGCCGGTGCTACCGGTGACGTGGTTCCCGTAGAGGGCGAGTGCCAGGTTCTCCTTGGTGAACTCCTCGATGGTGAGGTTCACCGTGGCGGACTTCTGCTTGACCATGCGGTGATCCAGCGAGCGCTGGCCGGTCTGGCTCTCGTAGTGCTCCAGCACGTCGGTCTTGAGCGAGAGCTTCAAGTCCGCGACATTGCCGGGCGAGCGCACTTCGATGGGAAGGCCTGCGACATCACGTTTGCCCAGAAAGACGCGGCCCTGGAAGGAGGCATAGGTGCTCATGGCTTGGGTTCCTTGCGGTAGTGGGGTTTGGATTCCAACGGGGTCGAGGCGGGTGTCGGGTCGAGGGCGGCGATGCCTTGGCTTACGAGCCAGTCGGCAGTCGCGCTATCCACCTCGATCCGATCGCGCACCCCGTGAAGCTTTCCCGCATGGGTATGCGGGCGCAGCAATACGACTCGCGTCATAGGTTTCATCCTTGAATGGAAAGATCGGCGGCAAAGGTCCGGTAGGTGATCCGGTAGCGCGCGGGGATTGCGGCGGCCACGGCATCGGCGTCTTCCACCTCCCACTCGGTCTCTTGCTCGCGAATACCGAGTGCCAAGCCGCCGAGGGTGCCGTCAGCCATTAAGGCCGCGTGGGCGGCCGTGAGGATCTCGTCGGCCTGGGTTTCGGGAGTTAGCGGTGGGACGGCACGGGCGAGCGCCACGAACCGCACCGTGAGTTCCCGCGTCACCCGGTCATTGGCTCGCTCGGTCACCGTCTCGCTCTCCGGGAAGACGACCAGCGCCGGGCATTGCTCACGCGTTACGGCCACCGTTGGGGAACGATGCAGGGATGCACCGAGGCCTTCGACCGCTGGTCGCACGACCGCCACCACCGCGAGCAGGATCTGCTCCCGGATCGAGTTGCCAGCCATGGGGTTAGAGGCGGGTGAGCTTCGCGCGCATTTCCGAGCCATCCCCCACTGCCCGGATCTCACGCACCTGGAAGGCCACGGCGTCGATCTCAACCGTCTCGCGGGGAGCGAGGCCGACAAAGACCGAGGCGGGGTAGGACATCACGTACTCGGTGCTCCCGGTGAGGCCATCGAGGATCGTCTCGTCTGGTGCGGCGAAGCCCACAGCGTAGGTCTGCGAAGCCCCACCGCCGGAAGGACTCCAGCGGCAGGACTTCAGAAACCCCACATTGGCCGCCGCCTCGTAGATCCGCTCGATGAGCCCCATGGCTTAGGCCATCGTGAGTTTCACGAGCACGCCAGGGCGGTGGCACATCGGCAGCGGATTGGACTGCGTGTGCAGGTCCGTGCCGCGCTCGAACTTCCGGGGCTCCTGCTTCGCGTAGAGCGGCTGGCCGATCGTGTTTACGGTCTCGTTGAAGTCCGCCGGCGCGAAGTAGGTTCCGAAGGTGTCCACAGTGCCCAGCGGGAAGGCGTGTGCCTCGCCCGCCGCGATGAAGCGGCGCGTGTTGCCATCCGGGTCGGTTGCCTGGCCGCGATACTCTTCGAACGTGATGCCAGCGTAGGTGAACCCCCGGCGCACGTCGTTGATGAGGATGGCCCCTTGCTGCCAGTTCTCGAAGGCCTTCTCGACTTTGGCGTGAGTGGTGAGTGCCATGAAGAACTCGGGCGAGCACAGGCAATGCACGCCGGTCATGAACTCGCCCTTGAGGCTGTCTTCGATCGCCGCGAGCGTGTTGATGCACTTCGCCTTCACGTTCGTGGTGGCGACGTTCAACTCGTAGTTGAACGATTGCGGGGTGATGTCGAACTCGTCGAAGAGGTCGTAGAGGACAGACCCGTCGGCATCCAGGATCACGCCCTTGAGCGCGCCCATGCGCAGGTGCTCGAGGGTGATGGAGTGCTTGTTGCGCATGCTCTCCAGGTGGCGAGCGATCACACCGGCGATCGTTTCGGTCTCCGTTTCGGAGCCGAAGGAGCGGATACCCTGGACTTCCTCGGGGAGCACCACGTCGTCGTGGGGGATGTGCGGAATCACGAAGGAGCGAAGCGTGCGTTTTCCGCGGGTGCCTACGGTGCCCGGGGACCCCGGGGGAAGGGTGGGGAGCAGATTCAGGACACCATTCATCTCCTCCACGATGATCTGGCGTTGGCGTACCGGTTTGGCGGGCATGAGGCCCAGATCTTCGAGTCGCCCGTAGCGATTGGGGATGATGTTGATCGCCGCCGTAAGCGCGGCCATCGAGAACGCGGGATTGCTGAAAGGGTTCTGCATGGTCGGGTTCCTTCTTAGGCGGAGATGCGAACGAGGACGCCGAGCAAGCGCAGCTTCGCGATGGCGTCGGCTTTCTGGGTGGGAGTGATGCCGTCCGGCCACACGAGGGCGCCGCTTGCGACGACTGCGTGACGGGCGATGAGGATTCCGTCCTCGCGGTCGGCGAGCGCAGCATCGACCTCGTTGGCAATGACGCCGAAGGGGACTTCGGTGCCGTCGGTTGCGGCCGGATCGAGGGCCTTCACCTTGCCGGTCGCGGACACGACGCCCACCACCGACCCGAGGGCCAGGGTTTGGCCGGAGGTGACGGTTACGCGGTCGCGAGAGTAGAGATTCGGCGCCTCGTACTTGAGGACGTCGCCCAGGTTATTGGCTTCACGAATGGCAGTCATGGCTTACTCCTTCGAGTTGAGTTTCTTGGCGGCGGCGACAACGGGACTGGCCTCGGGTCGCAGGGTGGTTCCGGCATCGGCCGTGATGTGGGAGCGGATGTCCGGCTGAGCCGCGCGGGCGTCGATGAGTGCCCGGCGTACCTGCGCTTCCGTGGCGCTGGAAGCGAGAAACTCCGCCGTGCGCTCGGGGCAGCCCGCGATGAGGCAGATCTCGGCAATTGCCTGGGCATCTGCCCGAGGAGGCGCCGCGCTGGGTGTGGCGGGTGCAGCCGCAGCCGGGCTCGGTGCCGGTTCCGACTCCGAGGGGGTCGTATCGGGAAGTTGATGCGTGGTGCTTTCTTGCATGTCTTTCTCCTTCGTGGAGGAATGGGTGGAGGCAACTGCAGGGGAGACAGCGGCACCAGGAGAGGCGCGTGCTCCGTTGGCCGTGAGGCGGCGGCGCGATTGGAGGGCGGCCGCGAATTCGCCAAGGACGTCTTCGAAGCTCGCGACTGCATCGGCAAGACCTGCCGAGACGGCGGCCTCTCCAAACACGAGACCGGCCTCCATGGCGCGAATCGCCTCGGCATCCAAGCCTCGCGCCAGGGCCACGTGAACTACGAAGATGTCGTAGAGCCGATCGACTTCGGCCTGGAGAGAGGTTGCCGCCTCGGGCGAGAGCGGCGCGTGCGGGGAAAAGTCGTTCTTGTGACTTCCAGCGTAGATCGCCGTATAGGCGATGCCGTCCTTTGCATCCTTCACCGACTGATCCACGTGGAGCGCGATGACGCCGATGGAGCCCACGCCCGCGGTCTGCGAGAGTGTGAGACGCGACGCACTGGATGCGATCGCGTACGCCGCCGAATAGGCGGAGTCGGCTGCGTGCGCCCACACGGGCTTTAGCTTGTTCGCAGAGGCGATCCGCCGAGCGAGCTCGAACACGCCACCCGCCTCACCCCCCGGCGAATCGATATCGAGGAGGATCCCGTCGACGTGTGGGTCCGCCAATGCCGTATCGAGGCGGGCGCCCAGTTCGCCGTAGGACATGAGGCCGGAGGCCGCATCAACGCCGCCCGAGCGACGAACGAGGGTGCCGTGCACCGGAATCACCGCGATTCCCACAGGGAGCGCAGGCAGCGCAGCGCGCGGTGCGGGGAGCGCCATCTGGGTATCCGATTCGGGGAGTCCGATGCGCGAACCCAGAACAGCGAGGATCACATCCAGTTTTGCGCGCGCAATGAGGAGCGGCGTCCCGTAGAGGCGGGACGCAAGGTGTACGAGCTGCATGTCAGGGCTCCTGTGGGTCTGGAGGCGGTGAGCCGACCGAAGGCTGGCCTGATGCGGCCTTGTCGTGCCTTGGGTCCGACTCGAAAACCAATCCCAACGCGTCTGCGCGGGCGTTGTCGGCTGCGATCTCACGATCGATGTCCTCGGCGTCGTAGCCGAAGGCGGAGATCGCTTCCGACCGGGATAGGAGTCCGGCCCGGATGGCAGTCACCATCGCGTCGAACTCCTTCTTGGGATCCACCCACTGCCAGCCTTGGGGAATCCACTTCACGGCGCTGTACTCCCGGCGCCGCCTTGAAAACGCGGGCAACGCGAGTACGCCTTCGAGTGCGGCCTGTTCCATCCAGGCCTGCCAGACCGGTCGGCAGAGTTGGTGGACGATGACGCTGTGCTGCAGGGCCTCACAGCGGCGACGGAATTCCAAGAGCCCTGCGCGGATGGAGGAGTAGTTCACCTGCGTGAGATCGCCCGTGAGCATCTCGTAGGTGATGCCCATCGCGGCGGCGACCGCCCGAAACTGCATGCGCAGGAACTCGGAATAGCTCGCCCCCACATCCGCGGGCTGGCTGAACTTCACATCCTCCCCAGGTTCCAGGAGCTGCATGGTCCCCGGCTCGAGCCCTGCAAAGGACACGCCGGTTGCATCCGACTGCCCTTCGCCCAGGAGGTTGTCCTCGGGAGCCAGGCGAGTGACGAAGCCAGCGAACATGGCCGCCGTCTTCTTGCGGACAAGTTCGGCGTCGTCGTACTGGTCCAGCTCGTTCAATTTCACGAGCGCTCGGGCAAGCCAGGGCTCACCGCGAAGCTGGCCTGGCCGCAACGGCCGGAAGAGGTGGATGACCTCGGAGGCCGGGATCCGGACGGTCTGCATGCCGCCGGTTCCGGACATCGGCGCCAGCGCCCCGTCCTCCGGGTGCGAGCGGTACAAGTGGTACGCGACACGACGCCCAAGGCGGTCGAACTCGATTCCTGCGCGCACGACGTTGCCAGAGGGCAGTTCCGTATTCATGGTGGCCGGCAGGTGCTCGGGCTCCAGGACCTGAAGCTGCAGGGCAACCGGAAGCCGATCTTCCACGCGTCGATAACGAAGGCGCACCAGCGCCTCGCCTCCCTCGACCATGGCGCGGCAGGCCAGCGCCTGGAGACCGTAGAAGTCGGTGAGGGCTGCGGCGTCCGCCGCCTCGCACCAATCCCACCACAGTGCGTGGATGGCCTCACGCAAGGTGAGGTCCGCCACCATCGACTGCGGCTTGATGCCGGTGCCGATGGCATTCGCCACGAAGGCCTCAACACCGGCTGCCGCCCAGGCATTGCGTCGGACGAGATCCCGGCTCTTGGCGCGTAGCTCGTTCTGGCTGAAGGCGAGTGCCGCGATGGCGCCGGGATTTGCCACCTGCCACGCGATCGCCCGCCTTCCTGACCCCACGCCGTCGTAGGTTGGTGTGCCGCCACCGAAGAGGCCGCGCCGGATTTTGGACACCCAACTCATCAAGTGCCCTTTCGGGTCGTGATGCGGACCTGGCGTGGAGCCCGCGGCCAGAGGCCCGTATTCACCGCATCATCGAAGAGGCCGCGCTTTACCTCCTTGATGGCTGCCGCCAGTTCCTCGACGGTTCGGTACTCGACGGTCTTGTCCCCGAACGTGACGCGGCGCTCACCTTTGGCGAGGGCCGCTTCCAGGGCATCGAGTTGGGCTTGCGAATACGCCATCAGCGGTAGACCACTACGTTGACTTCCGTCGAGTCGGCAGGCGAGCCCGCCAATGAGCTGACGCAGCGAACGTCGACGTATGCAGCCGCCCGCCCGTCTGCCGTTGTAGGCGTGACTGCCAAGCGCTGCGAGCCAGACGCGCTCACACTTCGCACAAGACCCATCCAGCAGTAGTTGGCGTCGACGAGCGGCGAGGCAAAGTGGATGCGGTACTGTCCCGCCGCCAGGCGCTCAACGCTCGCCACGCCATAGGCGTGATGGATGACTGTCTGGCCCGCCACATAGCCAAAGCTCACCCACGCCCGAGCAAGCGCGGGGTGCGTCGCATTGACCTTGGTTCCGACCTCGAACCCGATACGGGCGGCGAGGCCTGCGATGCGATCGGAGAGCGACATTAGACGAGCGCCGTTTCGAATATCGCCACGAAGTCGGTATCGGTATCGCCAACCGCTGAGGTTGCGACCGCGCCGATGTTGGTTCGAGCCTGCTGCTGCTCGGGGGCGGTTAGCGTTTGCGCGGCATCGAAGCGCACGCGCGTATTGACGGCCGCGAGCAGGGCATCCAGACCTGAGGTGTTGTTCTGCAGGTACTGCTGGATCTCGACGAGCGTGTCGTAGGCCGCGTCCGCTCCACCCAGGATCTCGGTCTTGAGCGCGTCCAGGAGGGAGACGATCTTGCTCGACGAGTACGTGCTCGTGAGCGTGATGCTGGCATCGTCGATGCCATTGGCCACCATCGTCTTGAGCTCGTTGATTGCCGAGACGAGGTTGGACTTGTCGGCCGTGGTGAGGTTGGCCAATGCGCCCGTCTTGGCATTGACGGCGTTAAACTCCTGCGCGATGCGAAGAACGAGACTTTCGATGCGGGTCTGCAAACTCATGGGGCGTCCTCTGCTGTAGTTACGAAAGCCAGCGGCTCTTGATCACGCGCCGACCGTATTTGCGGACCCCAGAAACACTGAGGCCACCGCTTGGGGTGGCCTCATGGGGATCCAGTGCTTGAAGCGGGGGTGGCGTCTCGTCCGGAGGCGCAATTCCCAGCTGTCGTTCCAGTTCGCGCCAGTGACGCTCCTCGAAGCGATCGAGACCTGCGGCGGCCGCCGCTGCTCGCGCGTAGACGTAGCAGTCGAGTGCCTCGTTACGCTCCCGCATCTTTTGCCACTCGCGCACTGCAAAGCCGTGGCGGTTGCGGCGCGTGGTGAGTTGCTCCGCGCATAGCTGCTGAAGGAATTCGGCATCGACCTGCGGCAGATGCACGAAGCCAACGGGGAAACGGATCGTGACGCCGTCCTCCTCGACGTCCGTCACCTTGCGCAGATTGTTGTAGAACTCGAGCTTCGCGATTCCCACCGCGACCGAGAAGACCTTGATCCCCCGGCGAAGGCGCTTGCCGCCCGAAGATACGTCGACGGCCAGCGGCGTTCCGATGAGTGCCGGCCCGCGTGGCACGCCTTTTACCGCCATGAGCCGGGAGTCCCGGCTTGCCCGCACAAAGGCATAGGCCTCCTGGGTGGCAAAGCCCGTATCAAGTGCGAAGCGCGCGAGCGGCATCGTGGCGCCTGATGCGTGCGTCCACTGCTCAGTGATGAGGGTGCCGAGGTCTTTCCAGACCGCTTCGCGGGCGGTATCCCCCATGAGCACCCGGTGCTCGACGAGCCATGAAGACTTACCGCGTCCGAAGGCCCAGATCGAGGCTTCGATTCGATCCTTCTGCACGTCCGCCCCACCAACCAGAAGAAGCCCGCCCATGGGGACGGTGCCGATTGCGTAACTCTCCCGGCGCTCCAGGAGCCGCTGCCAGTCCGGGGCTTCTCCTTCCTCGACCCAGGTTTCCCCGAGTTCGGTGTTCTTGAACGTCTTGATGGCGGCTGCCGACCCGGTCTCCTTGTTCACCGCAGCCTCCCAGGCGGCGGCAATCTCGCGCCAACTGCGCCATCCCACGGGGCTATAGAGCGAGGACAGGTGAAAGCCGGTGGTCTTGATCCCGTTCTCCGGCGCCATCGCCCGCCATTCACCGTGCTCAAGCATCCACGCCTTGTGGTGCTCCGCGATTGCTTTCTCACAGGACTCGCAAACGTAGGCCGCGGTCGCGGGCTCCCCTTTTTCCCAACGCAGCTGCTCGAACTGAAGCCACTGCCGGTGCGAGCAGTGCGGGCAAGGCACGAAGTAGCGGCACTGGTTCGAGGCCTCGTACTCCCGCTCAATCGAACTCGCCCCCGAGATCGTCGGGGTTGAGACGATGAAGATCTTGCGGCGCGCAAAGGTCCGCGTCCGGGCTTCGGCCAGGGAGATCGCATCACCCTCGCCCTCGACATCCACCGGGTAGCCGTCCACCTCGTCCAGAAAGAGGTAACGGACCGGCATGGAACGAAGCCCCACGGCGCTGTTGGCGCCGGTCATCACCAGCACTCCACCGCGAAACTCCTTGGCGAGAATCGTGTTCCCCGAGTCGCGGCTTCGGGCCGGGGCGATGAGTTCCGCGAGGACGCCCGATTCCTCAACCAGCGGGTCGATGCGCTGCTTGGAGTTGCGCTTTGCCATATCCACCGTGGGCCACACAGCCATCATCGGACCCGGCGCGTGGTGGATCACGTACCCGATCCAGTTGGAGCCCATCTCGGTGGCTCCAAGCTGCGCGCCCTTCATGAACACCACGCGCTCCACCGGGGAGGTGGGCGAGAGGCAGTCCATGATGGCTTTGAGATAAGGCGTCCGGCTGGTGCGCCACCGACCCGGCTCGGCCGAGGCCTTGCTGGAGAGCATCCGGTGTCGATCGGACCACTCCGAAACGGAAAGAAGCGGATCGGGGGTGAGACCCTCCCGCCAAGCGCGTTCGATCTCGAAGGCGCCCTCGTACTCCGTCTCGGCCATCAATCCACCCGCGGGCGCATGTCGCCCAGCTCCTGCAGGTGCTCACGCACGGCGGCCTCCAGAGCTACGTGCATGGCGTGCGCGTCGACCGCCAGTCGCGCAGCCATCTGCGCCGAAATCCGCGCTGGCCAGTTGAGCCAGGCGTCGCGCTCCGACCGCGCCAGCTTGAAGACGTGGGCGATTGCTTGCGATCGGTCGACCAGTTCTCCCTTCAATCGTGCAAGGCGCACCTTGTTGGTCTGCGCCTTCACGACCTCATTCACCGTCCGGGCCTGAAGGAGGGACGTGCCCCCGGGTGGTACTACGGAACCCGGCTCGCTTGGGGTGTCGGGGGCAGGGACTTTAATGGCCGGTGTGCGGGTGCCCACCTTCGGAGCCCCGGAATTCCTCGTCCATTCGCGATCCGCCCGCTCGGCGTCGACGGTGCCGTCCGGCTCTGGGGTGATACGACCAGCGCGAATGGCCTTGTGGACGGCCGTGTCGGTGACCCCGCGGTGCCTGGCGTAAGCGCGAATCGAGAGTCCCATCGGAGCCTTCAATCTTTCTTGAGATTCCGCTTGGCTTCCATCGGGAGAAGCGCGTTCATACGTTCGACTTCAATCACCTCCTCCCGGAAACAAGCATGAACACCATCGACAAACTGCTGACCCAGATCGCCAAGCAACACCTCGGAATCGAGACGCTGGAGGCCCGCAACTCGGACAGCCTGGACTTCCACGACGTCGCGGTGTGGAGCCTGCACGACGCATTGCGCGCGGCCTACGAAGCAGGGGCCCAACAGAAGGCGAAGTAATAGATCGGAAAGCCCTTGGCTTCCATCGGAAGCAGCGCGTTCATCACGTCACACCACCAACCACCACGAAGGAGACGCACATGAGCAAGAACGAACTCACCCCCGCCCAACACGCCATCCTCGCCTACGCGATCCAGAACACTGGCGGCAAGATCACGTGGTTCCCGGACAACGTGAACGGCGGCGCCCGGAAGAAAGTCCTGGAAGGACTCTTCAAGCGCGCGCTCATTACGACGGACGGCACCGATTGGTTCGTCGCCGCCGAGGGCTACGACGCCCTGGGCTGCGACCGCCCCGCGCCGGCCCCTGTTGCCCCAAGCGCCGACGAAACCGCCAACGAAGCGCCTCCCGTCGCGGCGCAGGCGCAAGAAACCGCGACTCCCCGTCCACGTACGCGCGAGAGCAGCAAGCAAGCCACCATCATCGGGATGCTCCAGCGCCCCGAGGGGGCCACGGTGCCGCAGATCTGCGAGGCCACCGGCTGGCAGGCGCACACGGTGCGCGGCGCCTTTGCCGGGGCGCTCAAGAAGAAGCTCGGACTCAACATCGTCTCGACCAAGGCAGCGGACGCTGACCGCGTCTACCGGATCGGGGCTTGAAGGGCGGGGCGATGTCTACGCCAATCGAGCCCCGCCTGCGCTACCCCGACAGGACGCCCACCGTGTTCACCGGCGCCAAGCAGTTCGTCGAAACCCAGGGCATCGCCGTGTGGATTGAGCTGTGCGACACGGTGATGCCCGACGAGTGGTTCAACGTGACTGACGTTGCGGGTCAACTTGAGACCCTGCGCGGCTACCGACAACCCGAGCGCTACCTTCGGGCGGTCCTCAAGGCCGTGCTCGCCGACTACCAGGAGCGCACCGAGGAATACGACGACCGAGTCCCAGTGCGCCTTCGGGGCCGGAACCTGGACGTCGTATGCATCTAAGTTCCCGCCCGATCGCCGCGAAAGCGCTTGGCTTCCTGATTGAACAGCGCGTTCATAGAGCCACTGCAACGACGACACCAACGGAGCCCACGATGACGACCACCACACAGAACCCCGCCACCCAAAACGAAGCGTGGGGCTTTTGGGGAACGATGACCGAAAACGCCGCTGCGGCTTGGCCGATGGCAATTGCCGCGATTGGCGAAGCCACTGGCGAGTCCCCGGATGCGGTTCGGGCCTTCCTCGACAGCCGCCACGGACGCCACTTTGCGGATGACGTCCTGAACCAGATGCACGCCGGTCTCGCCCTGGTGGATGCGGTCCGCGCCGCCACCCAAGTGTGGATGGGCTGGAAGATCGGGCGCCAGACCTGCAAGCATTACGGCATCCCGCGCGGGTTGCCCTACCTCACGGGCTTCGTGATCCACTGCGAGATCATCGAGGCAGAACTGGCCGCTTGACCAGCGCATTCGCGCGAATTCCCCGCGCAGTCGAAGCGATCCATTCAAATGCGCTCCGCCACATGGTGCTAACGGCCAGGAACGGACATTCGGCAGGCCCCTTTCTTGCGGCACCAACCGGAGTCCGAATTTCGCCGTAGGGTCGAAAAATCGCGGAGGAGCCCGTTTACGCGGGCACCGGCACCAATGCTCTCACCGCTGGCAACTCATCATAGGTCTTGCCGTGCAACTCACGCCCCGTGGCACTTTTGCGCACCCCGCCCCATTGCTTAAAGAAGAAGGCGACGTTCGCGGCACGGCATTGTCGGTAGATCGACTCTACCCACGCTCTGCGCATGGGGCGTGCGCCCGCACCGGACTCCCCGCCCACGATCACCCAATCGATGCCGCCGAGCTCGAGGCGATCGAGCGGCCCGATTAGCGGCTCGAGCGACAGAAACCGAACTGCGGCCGGGACGTTGCGCAGCAGGCCGATGCGACGCACTACGCGGGCGTCTTCGACGCTCACGCCCATCCAGACGTTCTCGGGCCACGCGAGCGCAGGTGCAAGCTCGGCGAGGCGCTCGGCTCGCTTCGTGAGCACCTGAAAGGTGTGTTGCGGGCACTCCTGCATCACCTTGAAGACGCGCGTGATGAATTCAACTGGCACGTTCTCGTGAAACAGGTCACTCATGCTGTTCACGAAGACGGTGCGCGGCTTACGCCAGCGGCGCGGTTGATCGAGCCGGTCCTCGTGCACCTGTACATCGGTGAAGGGGCGATCACCCCAAAACCGCTTGGAGAGGGTCTCGGCGTAACAATGCTTGCAGCCCTGTGAAAGCTTCGTGCACCCCGTCACCGGGTTCCACGTCATTTCGGTCCACTCGATTGCGGTGAGCTTCGGCATCGCGCCCCCTAGGCCGTGAAGTGAATATACATCCCAGGGTGACTCTCGTCCGGGAATGTGAAGCGCTTTCGCTGCGGATAGTTCGGGGCAGTCACGTCGATGCGGCCGACCTTTTCGAGGAAGGCGAGAACTTTACGGGCGTTGGTGAAAATGGTTTCGTTCAACGCGTAGTCGTTGGTCTCCTTCCACGACACCCGCTGACCCGCGAAGTGCCTTGCAGTTTGATCGGCATAGGTCGGCAGGTCGTCCTCGCGGAACAGGATGTGCTGATTGACGTTCGCGTCGGAGAAGCAATACGCGCCGGTCTGGTCGATCTGCTTCATCACTTCCTTCATCTTTTCGAGGCCAAGGTGATGCTGGCTTGCGAAAGCCAAGTGATAGTCGAAGGCACCGCCTCGGCCGCGCATCTCAAACGTGTAGGCGTAGGGCACGAGCGTACGCAGTTTGCGCTTGTAGAGATTCACGATCTTCATGATGGCGACGGGTAGCTGCGCTACACCCTCCAGCTCGCGCTCCCACGAAGAGTCGCCAAACGCTTCATTGAGGAGTACACGATGATTAGCCCATCCGCCAGCCCTGTAAATGCGTCCGATGCCGTCGGAGTCGACGTTCACCAGCACTTCGCATCCGGGTAGCGCGAGCAGTTCGCGGACGAGCGCGAACGGCAGGCCTTCCGGCCCGAACGGATCGAGGAACGCGAATGTAGGGGCATTCGAGTCGAACGGATTTCCAGCTAGCTTTCTCACGTCCGTCATTCCATGAACGAACGTGCCGAGTATCGGGTATCGCCTAATTTTCGCATTGGTAGACTCGCGGTCCAATCGCCCTTGCAGATTGGCGAAGCGCCTGCGGTCCTCCTCGATGAAGACGCAATGAATCGCGCCCACCATCGAGCCGAGTACCTTTAGGGCGTCGTCACCCGCCTTGATGGCGGCGATCGGCGAGCCATCTGGGTAGTCCGTGTATTCACCGGGCCCTGCGAATCCGTCTATGTACCAAACATCGCGCCCGTTTGCGCGCCGGCCAAGGATCTCGAACCAAACGCGCAGGTATTTCCTGAGCATGGTGATCTTGGCAACCGTGTGCGGCGGCGCGGCCCAGAGCGTGTCCTTCTTGTGTGACATTTATCGCCATCCCGATTATCGAGTCGCAGGGATTCTCCGCGCAAGATAGCCTTGCGTAAAGCAGGAGCACTCGACTAGAGGATAGACCCGATCAGGCTCAGGGCGTGAGCCTGAAGGGCGACTTGCCCGCGGGGGGCAGGGGCAGCGACCTTGCTGTCCGCTTCGGGTCGATCGCGACAGGCCACGATCTGCCTTGGAGTAACTGCTTCCAAGCGCAACTGCGCACCGGCACATTCGCGGTGTGCCGGCCTTTCTGTCGGGCCTTCAGCGCTGGCCGATCCCGTCGATAACCTTAGCTCTCCGCAGCTTGCAGGGCAGCCTGTCGCATCCGCAGGGCCTCGAAGCCCCGGCGAAGCACGTAGCTTCGCGTGATGGACACGACCGTAAAGATGAGCCCTATCCACAGGTTCTGCGAAAACGTCGGGTGCATCCCGAAGAGCGGGAACACTAGCATCTGAGTGCCAACCGCCACCACGTAGCCGACTACCACGTTGGCCATCGATTCCACCAGCGACATCCAGCGCGTCTGCGTCACGGTACCTGCTCCAAAGTGTGGGGCTCGCCATCGCCCACGAGTTGATTGAAGACCACGCCATCGCATTCCCGCGTTGCCTGCTTCCCCGTCCAGCCCTGCCACCGGCGCACGATCACATCGACGTACTGCGGGTCGAGCTCGATCAGCGCCGCACGCCGTTGCGCCTTCTCCACCGCAATGAGTGTCGTGCCGGATCCGCCGAAGGGATCTAGGACCAACTGTCCGGGGCGACTTGAGTTGCGGATCGCCCGCTCAACCAATTCCACCGGCTTCATGGTTGGGTGCAAATCGTTCCTCTGCGGCTTTTTGATCTGCCAGACATCACCCTGGTCCCGATCGCCGCACCAATGCCGCTGCGAGCCGTCCGGCCAGCCGTAGAGGATCGGTTCGTACTGGCGCTGGTAGTCCGCCCGGCCCATGGTGAAGGTGTTCTTGGCCCAGATGATGAAGGTGGACCAATGGCCGCCCGCAGCGCGGAAGGCCGCCTGCAAGACGTCCAGTTCACTGGAGGACATCGCAACGTATACGGCGCCCTGGCAGCGGGAGAGCATCGGCGTCAGTGCCGCCAGGATGAAGTCGTAGAAGCCGTCCCCCAGGTTGTCGTTCAGGATCGCGCGATCTTTGCCGCGCATCTTGTCCTTCGCCGAGTTGGCGTAGTTCACGTTGTACGGCGGGTCCGTGAAGACCATGTCCACCGACCCGTCTCCGAGCAGTTTCTGGTACGACTCGGCCAATGTGGCGTCGCCGCACAGCAGCCGGTGGTGGCCCATGACCCAGATGTCGCCGGGGCGGGAGATCGGAGTCTCCGTGACCTCGGGGACGGCGTCGTCATCGGTCTCGCCACTTCCGGCGCCGTTCTCATCTGTGAGGATTTCGGCCAACGCATCGGCATCGAAGCCGGTCAGCGCGAGATCGAAAGCCTCATCCTGCAGGGCAGCGAGTTCCATCCGGAGCACGTCGTCATCCCAGCCCGCGTTCTCCGCGATCCGGTTGTCGGCAATGACCAACGCCCGGCGCTGCGTGGGCGTCAGGTGATCCAGCACGACCACCGGCACCGACTCGAGTCCGAGCTTCTGGGCAGCCGCGAGTCTTCCGTGGCCGGCGACAATCACTCCATCGGCCCCGGCGAGGATCGGGTTCGTGAAGCCGAACTCCGCAATCGAGGCGGCGATCTGCGCGACTTGCTCGTCCGAATGGGTCCGCGCATTCCTTGCATAGGGAAGCAGCTTCGCAGTCGGCCACCGCTCGATCTTGTCGGCGAGCCAGGAGGAGGTCATGCCGCGGCCTCGGTGAGGTAGAGCCGCTCCCTGCGGACCTCCTCAAACGACTCTCCGCTGGTTGCCAACGTCACCGGCAGGACAGGGTAGTTCTGCTGAAAGCGCTTGATGGCGACGTCCACGTACTCGGGCGCGATCTCGACCGAACGGCAGGCGCGTCCGGTCCTCTCGGCGGCCAGCATGGTGGTCCCGCTTCCGCCGAATGGCTCGAATACGATGTCGCCCTTGTCCGAGTAGGCCTCGATCACGAACTCGGGCAGCGCCACCGGGAAAACAGCCGGGTGATCGATGTCCTTGCCGATCTTGCCTTTGTGGCGCATGACGCGGATCACCGAGTCCGGGATCCGCGTCTCCTGCGTGGGCTGGCCTGCGTGCGTCCAGCCGCCCACTTCGCCGGCCTTGCTCCGCATGGCGGTGGAGGAACCGTCTGCCCGCAGGTGCGAGTCCTGGCCGGCGTGCTTGCAGGGCACGATCTTGTTGGGTTTGCGGGCCTGGCGATTGAAGTGGAAGACGAACTCGAAGCTTGGCGCGAACCGCCCCGCCCAGTCCCCCGGCATTCCCGGCCCCTGGTCCCAGACGTACCACGCGAAGCGCCGCCAACCTTGGGTTCGCATCCAATCGAGCCACACATCCCAATAGGGGATGAACTCGTTGTCCCGATGGATGAGCCCAAGGTTCACAAGCACCTGGCCGTCCTCGGCCATCGGGAGTCTGGCGAACACGCCACGCATCAGGCCATCCCAATCGGCGATGCCGCCGCTGGTGTAGTCGCGCTGGTTGCCGTAGGGCGGTGAGGTAAAGCAGAGGCGCGACTGAGTCCCATCCATCAGCGCTGCGACCACGGCGGCGTCACTTGCATCCCCGCAGATCAGGCGATGGCCCCCCAGGAGCCATACGTCGCCCGGCCGCGTGACCGGAACGGCCGGCGCCTCGGGTACGTCATCCGCCGCGTCCGGTCCGTCGCCGTCGTTCTCTGGGTCGCCGCCTCGGTCGGCATCGTCTGCCAGAAGGGCCTCGATCTCGGTGGCGTCGAATCCTGTGAGCGCGAGGTCGTAACCCGCCTCCGTGAGTTCCGCCAGCTCTAAGGCCAGCAGCTCGTCGTTCCAGCCGGCGTCGAGCGCCAGGCGATTGTCCGCGATGATGTAGGCGCGCTTCTGCGCGGGCGAGAGGTGCGCGAGTTCAATCACCGGTACCTCGGCTAAGCCCAGCCTCTGCGCAGCCGCCAAGCGTCCGTGACCGGCGATGATGCCGCTCGCGCCATCGACGAGGACAGGCGAGGTCCAGCCGAACTCGATGATGCTGGCGGCAATCTTCGCCACCTGCTCATCGCTGTGGGTGCGCGGATTGCGGGCGTAGGGGATCAACGTCTCGACCTTCCGGTATTCAACGTTGAGCAGGTTCGAATCGGGCATTTGAAAAGAAGCGGCCCGACCCGGGGAGGAGTAGGACCCCGGACCGGACCGCAAGCGGCGCACACCGTGGAAATGAAGAACCCGCCGACGATTGGGTCGTGGGCGGGCTTGAGGATGCGGGGTGCAAACTGCAAACCAGCGCAAACCTAGGTTTGCACTCTGACGCTAGGCGAATGCCGCGCTCGCGCCTCCCGCATGGCTCTTCGGCCAGGAAGGACCCGTCTCATTCGCGGGTTCGCACTTCTGTCCAGAAGATAGCTCGAATCCTACAGCGAATCGGCAATGTTGTTGCACGTGCAAAGTGCGCACATGGTCGCTCGCAATTGCTGATGTACGCGGATCGTTGCCCAATTGCGCCAAAATGCTACCGCGTGACTAAGCGCTGGTTGAGGTGATCGGCAAGCTGTTGCAGCGCCCGCTGCCAGTGCCGCCACGCGGTCGAGCGATTGCAGGCAAAGCGGATGGAGATGTCTCTCCAGCCATAGCGCTTCGCCCGCATCCACACGAGGTGACGCTGCTCCACCTCCAGCCACTGCATCCAGCGCGTGGTCTCGAGCATCCGATCAATGGCCTCTGGCGATGGCGGCATGGGCCGACGATCTGGTTCGTCTACCCCATAGGTCTCCCATTCCTCCCGGAAGATCTCGGGCCATGCGTTGAAGTGGCCACGCACGCGTGCGGGCGGCAGTCGTCGTGCAGTGCGTACCGCCTCCACAAGCCTTGCGTCGACGGTTGCTTTGTCCCAGTCAGCCATGGCGGCCCTCCTTCGTTCCGTATAGCCGTTCCCCAATTCGACGAATGAACTCACGCTCGACAAAGTCCAGGCGATCGTCCGCGTCGCTTACCACGAGGATGCGTTGGTCTCGCCAGCCCTCGCGCTTGATGGC